CAGATACAATTCCTTCAACAGGAAAGTTAATACCGGCAGCAACTCTTGTTTCAATGTTAACTTGTCCTGTAACATAGAAACCACCAGTGTGAATTGTTTTTTTGAAACTATCTCTCCATAAATTAATTGATTGACCAACTTTAATAACATAAGAGAAGTCCTGATAGTATAAACTATCTTGTATCTTCATTGTGTTTTCTGAAACGTGACCGTCTTGGTTAATATAAGCACCTGATGTGTTAGCAACAGCACCTACTGTTGTGGTTGCCGTAGCTTGGTCAAATACTTTTATAGTTCCTGATGTTAATAATGTGTCGTCTGTAATTGTTGTGCCATTAGCAAAAGTTCCTGAAGCATCGGATAAAGTTAAAAGACCTCTATCACTATCATAAGATACAACAGTTGCTGTGACTACATTACCATCAGCATCTTCTCCTGTAACTGTACCTTCAGGTGAAAATTCTCCACTCGCACCTGTTATAATTAATTTTGTTCGTAAAGATAATGTTGGAGATGGCGATAATTCATATTGAGCACCTGACTCAATAATTTTTGAGTTAATAATTCTTCCAATTTCATCTCCGTAACATAAAATTTTTCCACTTGAACCTAATTCACTATCGTTATCTATTGTAATGACAGGAAGTTTATCATAATTGTTTCCAGAATTTCTTAAATGTATATCTGTAATATCTCCTACACCTGTGCCTTCTTCTTGTACTAATTTGTCACCAATATATGAGTCACCAACTTGTGTGGCAGATTCTAAAACAATATGATCTGTAATAGATGTTGTGTAATCTGTATCTTGTATTAAGTATTCTGGATTTGAAAACTCTTGTGTTTCGCCTTCTTCCATAACAAGTTTAAAACCATCTTCTAATAAAATTGTTCCAGGCTCATCTGTTTCTAAAAGTATTGTATTAATACCATCTGAAGCTGATTCTAATAATACAGAACCACTATTATCTTCAAATACAATTTGTAAATCTGTACCATCTTCAGGTGTAAATCCACCATTAACAATAGATACAAAACCTGAAGCGCCAGAACCTGTCGTACCTGAATTATCAAATACTAATTCATCACCAATACTATAACCTGTACCAGAACTACTAATATAAAGATTGGTTAACCCACCACGACCTATATTATCAACTTGTATAATCGCACCAGTACCACCAGCAGTTATAGCAATATTTTCATCTGCTTCATATAGAGCACCATCATTTGTAAATGTAACGGCTTCTGGAATACCTGTAATATTTGCTTTAATGAATGTATCATCTTCATCACTTGCTGTACCTCGTATTTCTTCACCAATAATAAAGTCGCCTACAATGGTTTCATTGTTTATTATAAATTCAGAAACTTCGTTGGCACCAATTTGAAATTTAAATATGTTTTCTATAATAGCAGTCGCACCTGAAGTTAATCCTGTAATTTGTCGACCAATTAAATCAAGCGGATTACCTACCGATGAAATAGCTCTTAATATTGTTTTTGTGTCCCAATTACCGTCAGACACACGTAACATTTGTTCTCTTGGATAAATTGTTTCTGATTGTAATCCAAAAAGAAGTTTAAAAAATACTTCGTGTCCTCTATTAGTTCCTTTAGCTCGATAAAGTGATTTTACATTTTTAATTAATGTTCTTTTATTTAAACCACTAATAAGGGTTTCAGGTAGTGTATTTAAAAACTCATTTCTAAATTTTGTTAGAAAATTTGAAATAACTTTATCAGGATCTCTAAAGTTTAATAACTCTTGTATATTGTTTACAGGATTTGGTCGATAGTTATTGACAACAGCACTTGCGTTTGAAGAAGCACCTAAAATTGTTTCACCAATAATAAATTTATCTTGTGCTGAAATAAACAATCGTCCACTATCCAAATCTTCCGCTAAAATAGTAGCAGTAGCTTTTGAAGTTTGTCCTGTAACAGTTTCACCTCTGGTAAATTTACCATAGAAAGAACTTTCTAAAAGTATTTTATCGCCAGCATCTAATTGTGTTCTATCTGTATCTAAACGAGAACCGTCTAAAATTAATTCATTATTTTGTGCTGTTTCTGTTTCTAATTGAATACCATCTGTTGTTTGTACAGACGTAACTGCCATTTCAGCAGATTCCATAAAACTATAATAAGTTTTTACAAATTCTAAAAATTTAGGATGTTGCTCTAAAACAAATTCAGGAGCCTGACTGTTTATAAGATTGGATATTTTATCCTTAAAACTTGCCATAGCTTTTAATTGTAACTAGATGTTGTTGTGTAACCTACTCCTGCGTCAGCAGAACCTCCAACAAAAGTATCAGCCTCTACTGTTATAGATGAGTTTGATGTATCAATAGATATAATTTGATCTCTAACAGGAACTATGTCATTTGAATTTGGTTCAGTTGTAATTTCTATTACCGAAGAAGCGGCACCTCTAATATTTTCAACAGCAGATATATTTAAAGATGAAACTACAATTTGTCCTGTAGCATAATTAACTGTTCCTTGTGTGTTGTTAACATAGTTACGAGTAGAACCTGTTAAATAATATCTTCTTATATTTCCGATACCATCATCATCTAAGTAATAAACTCTATTATTAGAATCACCTAAAATTCTAAATCCAGAAGTAACTATGACACCACCTTGAGCAGATTTATGTTCTGAATGTGGATTATAAATCGCATTTCTAAAATAAATGTTATAACGACTTGACGTATTAAAAATAGGTACAAGTGTTTTTCTCATTTTAATTGTTGTAATGTTTGATAATATACTTGTATCAACATCATCAATTAATTCTACAATTTTTGAATATCTAAAAATTTTATCAAATCTTTCTAAGTTTGCTGTATTGTAATTAATTAAAGAAGTTAAAATTTGTGACTTTAAAGTAGCAGCAGATTTTGTTGTAGAGTTTTCATCAAACTTAACTGTTGATGTTAAAAGAATAGAAGTTGTTTCTGGATCAACAATTTCTGGTCTTACAGAAGCAACGTTAAATTTTCTTAATTGCGTTATGATACTTTCTTTTGTTGTGTTCGTTAAAGTGGAACCAGAAGCTGCTTTGATAGCAATTTTAACAGTACCATAAACAGGCGTTTCATCATCTTCACCACCCCACGCTGAAACTGATTGAGCATTTGGATATAATTCTTTTACAAGTGTTTCATAATCTGTTGTTGTAACAGCACGATCTTGTCTAGCATATTGTAAAGGTGCGTTGTATCGTATGGATTCTTTTGTTTGAGGTTCAGCACCACCTTGAGCATTTGAAACTGTAGTAATTGTTACGTTACTAAATCCATCTATATTACCTGATAAAGAAAAAGTTGAAGCATTATTTGCCTCAGTTTGATTTGTAATTACATATTCTAAAATTATAATATTGCCATCAGATAAAGATTGACCTAATATTCCGTCACCAAAAGTAATTTCAAATTTATTATCTTCTACTTCTTGTAAAAAATAAACCTTTGAAGTAGAACCAAGTTCAGTTAGTCCAACAGCTTTTGTGTATGTTGTTGTAGTTGTATCTACGGAAGAATTTTGTACTTGTACTTTTAAAGTAGATGTATCAACACGACTATTAGGAATAATAAATCTTTGGTCAGGATCGGAAGAATTTTTTGTATATCTAAAAGTTGCTAATGTACCTTCGTAAATCGGTATACTTGAAAATTGATAAACACCATCTACAGGTGTTGTTGTGTGAGTAGCATTAGTTACAAACTGATAAGACGTGCCACTTACGGAAGTTGTAAACACGGTTCCTTTTGCCATTGTAATAGAGGTACCTGTTCCATTATTAATTTTTATATTAATAGATGCCACAGGCGATTTAGCAGACGTAGGAGTATAACCTAACATCTTTGCTAATGATACAATATTTTTTCTTATGTCGGCACTGTCTAGGTACATTTCGTTTGCCAACATATTAGCATTGAAACCTAAGTAGTGTGTATTGTAAGCAAGTAAATCTAAAAGAATACTTAAACCAGAACCTTCAAAATTATAATCTTGGAATTCAGGTTGTGATTGTAAAAAAGTTTTTAAATTTGATTTTATTTGGTCAAAATCTAAATCAGATATTTTAAATTTATTACTTGCCATATTATCTTAATCTCTCTAAGTAAGTTGTTACCACCACAGGTTCTAAAGTATTGACAACATAAAAATATAAAGACACTTTTAATCTATTTCTTTCAAAGTCATCATCAATAGTAATTTGTTCTATGGATGCTCTTGGTTCAAAATTTGCTAATACTTCTTCTATCTTTCTTTTTAAAAAAGTTTTAGTTAATGGTGTTGCTGGTTCAAATAATAACTGTCGAATACCACTTCCAATTTCAGGATGAAATGGTCTTTCGTAAAAGTTAGTTTGTATTAAATTTTTAACACTTCTTTTAACAGCAGCCACATCTTCGACTTTGTCAATATCATTTGTAACGTTATTTCTAGTAAAATCTAAATCTAAATCGCTAAAAATTCTAACTGATCTTTTACTTTTATTCGTAGATGAAGCATCATAGTTTGCCATAACAGTAATATTTATACGTTATCCTGCGAAAACGTTTGAAGAACCTTCTGCTACACTTGTACAACCAGATATAGCATCACCAACTCTACCACAACCTTTACCATTAATAAAAACAGTTGTTGAACCTACAGCTATGGGTGCTGAATGAGATGGACACACTGCTGCTGGTAATAAATGAGAAGTATTATTATCGCCTTGACGTGATATTGGAATACTATTTACTTTTACGTTTGGAGAACCTTGTGCTCTTGTCATTCCTGAACAATGAGCTACATCTGCGTCTCCTATTCTAGTTACCGCTGGCACGTGACATTAACTCCTTTAAGTAATCATCAAACTTTGACATTTGATCGTGTTGTTC